GTAGAAAAGGCCATATTAAAAGGCTTGATAGTTAATCCTAATAAATGCGAGCAGTGTAGTAGTGATAACAGAACAGTAGCGCATCACGATGATTACTCTAAACAGCTTGATATTAGATGGCTATGCAATCCTTGTCATAAACAATGGCACGCAGCAAACGGGCGAGGTAAGAATGCAGAATGATATACATATTTTATTTGGGTCCTCCTTAGCGATAGCACGTGCGGGTCGGAGGGCGCGCACTTTTCACGACTTTTTTTGACATCAATCATACGGGTTACGTGACATAATGGCAGACAAGACAAGGGTAGAGACATTAGAGAATACTTATATCAATGCTGAGGCGTTGGCAGAGCTGTTCGGTGTCACGGCTCACATGGTTAGAAGGTACGTGAACGACCACGGAATGCCGCGTGCTGGGCGTGGACAGTACCTCTTAGGTGATTGTATCAAGTGGTATATCAATCGCGTTAGAGTGGCGGCTGAGAGCGGTGAGGGTTCTGATATCTCAGAGGAAAAGCTCAAATTAGTACGCGCACAGCGTCACAGGGTTGAATTAGATAACAAAAAGGTAAGGGGCGAGCTTATCGACCATGACACGGTGTCAGGTGTGGTCAATCAGTTAGGCTCTATTTTCGCATCTCAGCTCGACAGTTTAGGGGCGCGTGTTGCCGGTATTGTTGCCGGTATTACCGACCCTGGCGAAGTTCAGAGGATTCTATTTGATGAATGTCGGACAATCAGAAATAACACATCAGCAGCGGTTGTTGATCTCGCGGTTACTTACGACGACGGCGGAGATAATCCAGCCACCACCAGCGAGGGACGCGGGGAAGTGGGCTGACGATTGTAGAATCCTGCCTAAAGAGTCACCGGAGCCGGGGCCGTGGAGGACTGACCGAATACCTTTCTGGCGATTGCCTTATTCTTGCTTTAGTGACCCTGCATACTCTGAAATCATTGTTGTTTGTGGTTCTCAGATGGGAAAAACCGAGTCCATGTTCAATATCATCGGTCACAGGATGGATGATGGCCCGTATGTACCGGCTTTATACATTGGCCCGACAGAAAAGCAGGTGAGATCAATTTCGAAAGACCGTGTAGACAAGATGTTGAAGTCTACAAAGTCTTTGTGGGATAAAACCGAAAGAGGACAGCGCTATTCCGTCTCTGAGAAGTGGATAGCTGGTGTTAGGTTAGGTTTTGCGTGGGCTGGCTCTGCTACTGAATTGGCTTCACACCCTGCTGGCCTTGCCCTTGTCGATGAAAGAGACAGGATGTCGAATGATGTAGGCGGGGAGGGCGATCCTGTCGAATTAACCCGCGCAAGGCTCAAGAACTATCCCGGTTCTAAATTAGGCGTATTCTCTACCCCTACAACCGAGGGCGCATCCCCTGTATGGGATTTATTAGATTCTGGAACGCTGCACTTTTGGGCATGGCGGTGTAAACATTGCACAAATCCATTTATCCCGCAAATATCTTTATTAACATGGCCTGATGGTCAGAGCGTAGACCTGTCAGCGAAGGCCGCACAGGTTACTTGCCCGCATTGTGGCGGAATGCACGACAACAGCGACAAACACCACCTGAATGCTGGAGGGTTTTACATCAGGCATCGAAAACTCGGAGACAGGGAGAAAACAGAACCGGGCACGATTAAAGTCCTAGAGCATTACGTGATAGACGAGGAACCGCCGGAACTATCTACAGCCTCTTTCTGGATGTCTGGTCTAGCGTCTCCGTGGGCTTCATTTTTCGATGTGGCGAAGGCTTTGATCAATGCCTACAAGACAAACGAGCAGGAGCGCGTGCAGACCGTCGTCAATACATGGGGCGGTGAGTTGTTCAGGGTTAAGGGTGAGGCTCCAGAATGGGAAGAAGTCGGCGCATGTCGCCTTGAGTACCCGCAGAGGTCTATTCCTAGTAATCAGATACAGATTATCACTCTCGGAGCTGACGTACAGAAGTACGGGATTTATTACGTCATAAGAGGATGGGGTGCGGGGAATGAGTCATGGTTGTTAGAAGAAGATTACCTCACTGGCGAGACTGAGTTCGACAACGTGTGGATATCTCTCGGACAAATTCTACAAAGACCGATTAAGGACAGGATGATAAACAGGGCGTTTATAGATTCAGGATACAGACCGGGTGATGTACATAGGCGGCCAGATCATGCGGTTTATACTTTCTGTCGTAGACATCCAGCGTTAGCTTTTCCGACAAAAGGTCACGACACACAGGAAAGACCTGTAAAGTTCTCCGACATGGACTACTCACCCGGCGGCGGCAAGGTTATCAAGTCAGGGATACGTCTCTGCCATATTGACACGGACTATTTCAAGCGATGGATTCATGGTCGTATCGGATGGCCAGAAGATCAAGCCGGTGGCTGGCATTTACACGCTAATACATCAGAGGATTACTGTCGCCAGATGGTCGCAGAAGAGCTTGTCATCAAGTCGTCAGGCCGCCCGGTATGGGTTCGCAGGAATAAAGATAATCACTTCTTAGACTGTGAAGTGGGAGCGACAGCCGCAGCGCATTCTCTAAATATCCATAAATTACAACCAGTTATAGAAGAAAACAAGCAGAAACGGACTCCAGAGATTCACGGTCAGCAACCGTCCGAGACATATAACCGCAGGGAACTCTTTTAACTTATTGTTTTTGTTGTATAGTTTGGGTATGGCATCTACCCTTACACTGGCAGAGGTACAAGCGAAGATTACAGCGATTCGTGTTGATATCACGGCGGCTGAGTCTGCTGCTAGTTATGGCAAGGGTGATAAGCAGGTAGCAAGGCAGACACTAGCCTCATTGCAGCGACAGCTCAACGGTTATCTACGCCATGAGCGTGAACTGTTAGCTACTCAAAGCGGCGCAACTAACTCAGGGGTTATCTCTCCATCATGGAGCTAGACGGTACTGTTAACGATTCTGGAATCTGGTTACCTGGTGGCTTTGTCAACGAGGAACTGGCCCGACTCTCCAAAATGGATAACGACCTCAAACGGATGTATGATGCGGCGAGTTCTAATCAATTCCGACCTGTTGTAAATAATACCGCTTCCGGCGATTCCGTCATGGAGAACGCTGGAACTAAACTTCGTCAATTATCCCGACATCTTGAAGAAAATCACGATATCGTCGTCGCTGTCTTTGATGATCTGCTAAATAACATCGTGGGCGCGGGTGCGAATGTTACCCCTATGGTACGTGGCACTGATGGCGCGCTTCACGATGACCTAAACAAACAACTGTTTGATGCTTTCCAGGAATGGGGTGATTACCCCGATGTAACTGGTGAGTTAGGCTTCGAGCAGTTAGAAAGACAGGTTGCCCGTCACTTATTCCGTGATGGTGAGATATTCATCCGTCCTATCGTGTCGGAGCGCTTCAATTATAAGACCAATACCCGATTAGCGTTAGAGCTAGTTGAGGCCGACTACTGTCCATTCGATGCTAATAGCAATGACGGCAGGATTGTTCACGGTATTGAGCGAAATCAGTGGGGCGCGCCGAGTTACTACTATTTTTACAAGCAGCATCCGGGCGACACGTACAACACGGCTCAAACCGTCAATACTAGCGACTTGAAGCGGGTATCAGCGAACGGGGTTTATCATCTGAAATTCACCCGTCGATTGAAACAGGCTCGCGGCGTTCCGCTGATACATTCAGTCATTAACCGTCTCAGAGACTTGAAAGACTACGAGGAATCAGAGCGCATAGCGGCTAAGGTGGCGGCTGATTTTACCTTTGCAATCACGAAAAGCAGCGAGATGGGTGCCGGGCCTTCGCCGGTCAATACAGATGGTAATCGTTCGCTGGCGATGAATGCAGGCATGGGTTTTGAGTTATTACCGGGTGAGAAGGTCGAGACTATCTCAAGTGACAGGCCGAACTCAGGCTTAAATGATTTTAGATCAGCAATGGTCAGGGCAATCGCAGGCGGTACAGGTACAAGATACAGTTCGATTGCCAAAGACTATAACGGCACTTACTCAGCGCAAAGACAGGAACTTGTCGAGGGCGCTGTGAGTTATCGAGTGCATTTTGCCTACCTGGTCAGGCGCTTATACAGACCTATCTGGAAAGACTTTATACGAGCGCAGATATTAGCCGGTCGCATTAACTTAAACGATGTTGAGCCTGGTTCGATATTCCGTTGTGACTTTAGAGCGCCAGCCTTACCGTGGATTGACCCGCAGAAAGAGGCGAAGGCGTGGTCAGAGTTAGTAGATAGTAAACTTGAGAGCCGTCAGGAAATCATGCGCCAGCGTGGTCGCGACCCTCGCAAGGTAGTAGAGGAAATCGAACAAGAGGCGGCGTTAATGGCCTCAACAATCGACGA